AAGAGAAGCACTGCTACAGACAAGAGAATTAAGCTACCGGTAAGTAATGCTAATTTTGCCGCACCCATTGGTCCGGTCGTAATCAAAGTAAGAAATGCTATCATTCCTATAAGCTCACCAAGACCACCAGCCATTGCAGCCAACGATCTTGTGAGCGCCCCTGCATCCAGGAAAGACAACACGACCATTGCGGCCACTAATATACCCAAAGCAATCGCGATCTTAAGTATTGCGTCCGCCTTGATATTCGTTTGCATAGCCGAAAGAACACCTGTCAGTTCCTTAAGCGCATCGGAAAGACTCGTGAAGACTCCACCAACATCACCTTGAAACTCTTTGAGGAATCCTCTAAATATAAGAACTAAACCAGCGAAGAGACCGGTATTAACTGCGTCCAACGCCTGACTATAATCGGCAGTGCCAAATATGTTCGCAAGTTCCTGAGGAAGATCGCCTAACGCTTCCAAGACGAAGGATCCGAAAGCACCAAAGACATCCATTAGACGAACTAAGCCAGCTTTAATGAAGTCCCAGACATCTCCTAATTTTCGACCAATACGACCCACAATATCTAATTTTTCACCAATTTCTTCGAGAACATCTTTGGCATTTTCAACACCGCCAGAAACGAAAGCCTTTATCTTATCTCTAAGATCACTAAAGACAAGACCAAGCTTATTAGCTATCTCAAGAACCTTGTCTGTTGATGTGGTAAACTTTCCTTGCACACCAGATGCAAACGAATCAATAACATCCTTAATCGTATCAAAGAACTTCGCAATCCCGCCACCTTCAATCAATGATTCTGAAAGCTCAGTAACTGCTTTACCTACTCCACCAGCCCACTTAAGAAAACCCTCGCTTGGGCCTGCCGCTTGGAATAGACCAAAGATATGACCAAATACACCGAAAATTTCCTTAACCACTTCGATCCCAATGCGGAAAGCAGAGAATACTCCCTTAAATATGTTCCTTACAGCCACAACTTGTGCCGGAACAAGCTTTAGGCCCTCAGTAAATGTCCGGAACCGATCAGTCAATATAAGAAGTCTCTCGGCTGTCATCGGCGGGAATATGTCTTGGAACGCATCTCGAATCGGCCTGAGAATCGACATCAAGCCATCAAATGCATTCGTCAACGCTTCAATTAACGCGTCACGACCACCGAAATCGTGCCAAGTCTTGAGTATTTCATTACGAGCATCTGAAGAGGTCCCAATGAATTTACCAAGAGTATTGTTAATGTTAGTAAATAACTTACTCGCCTCTTCGAAGTCACCAAATATAAGTCGGAAGGACGCTGACCATCCAGATCCGATACTTTCTTTTACGGTACTAATAAGCTGAGTAAGAGTCTTGACCTTTGTCGCCGCGTCCTTACCAACTTGACCCATTTCCAAAATCGCTGCAGTTTGTTCTTGCGTGTACCCCATTGAAAGAATCTGCGCCTCTGTAAGGTCTCCCGTGAAACCTGCCAGAGTATTAGTCAGAACTTCTGCTGTGATCCACCCAGTCTCAAGAGAACCACGGAAAGTGTTACCCGCTTCTTTCCACGCTTCAAATGATTGATCGATCGGAGTATCAGCAATTGTACCTAGTGCTTTACCTGTTTCGAACAATGCCTTCTGGAAGACCTCGCCGCCCATTCCAGCGTTGACAATGGAGTTCCAGTCCATCAACTTGACACTACCGGAAGCAAGTGCTTGCGAAAGCTGATACATCGCCGTAGACGCTTGTTGCGAGTTTGACCCAGATATAGCAGCCAGGTTCGCAATACCCTTAATTCCCGATACTGATGTTTCCAGATCGATACCCGCCGCAGTGAATGTACCAATATTCCTGGCCATTTCACCAAAGTTGTAAATCGTTTGGTCAGAATATTCATTCAACTGATCAAGTGCCTTATTGACATCTTGCAATGTCGTAGCATCTGCTCGAGTATTCGACATAATCGTCTGAATTGAGTTCATGTTGGTTTCGTACTCTTTGAAACCCTCAATTACAAGATTTAGAGACAACGAACTTGCAATACGTGCGCCCGCATCAATTGCTTTATTGACAACATTTTGCAACACTGTAAAAGCGATTGCACCCATCGCCGAGAATTTACTAGCAATACCATCTACTGCTGAGGCAATACCAGCAAGATTAACACGACTGGCTGCTGCTGCAACTTGCTCAAAACCCTTCTTTGATTGGGAGAAATCAAGACTGGTGTGCAATTTAGCCAAACTACCCATCGTTGCTGCCATAGAACCAGCAAACTGGGTCTGTGCACTAGTAAAATCGAGACTAGCTCGTAGCTTGTCCATACTAGCTATCATTGCTGCTGTGTTATCAGCAAAACGAGTTTGCGCACTAGTGAAATCGAGACTTCTTTGTAGCCTGTCCAAACTAGCTATTGTTGCTGCAATTCGTTCTTCGAATCGTTGATTATCAAACGACATCGCTACAATACGATCGTCTATGCTACTAGGCACGTGTCACCTTCTCCCATACATCGTTGGCGATTTGGTCAAATACAGGTTGAATAGCGGGGTTAATGTAATTACGACCTACAACCCATCCACCAGTTCCAGTACCGTGCCCATACTGAAGAATGAGTGCAATAGAAACACCATGCTGAACATTTGTGTTATACCAAATAATAGTAGCGCGACCTTTGCGGGGACTACCAATAACCTTGAACGCCCATGATTGAGCCGTCAATCTACTATCAACTGGAGTTGCCGCAGAAAGAGCAGATACCCCAAGAGCACCAAAACGACTAAGATCACTCATGTATTCTCTTTTAGCCAACTTCTTTAATGTATCATTGGTCGTTTTAGAGGAGCCCGATAGTTTCACATGGATCATACCGACTCCTTTCTTTAAGAATTTACTCCCATTTTGACTATTCTTCTACAACTTCTTTAACCTCTTCTTTCTCTTCGAGTAACGCATTGAGTTTAGCTATGTGACAGGTCTGAATAGCAATGGTGTACTCTTTTGGAAAGAGCCTCTGAAAGACATCTACGAGTTCAGAAAGTTCCACTTGAACGTCCATTACATTGCTCCCTCTAATAGATCAACTCTCGAATCAAGTTCTTGTACAGCAGCAAGCACTGCTGTAAGTAATGGCATTACCGAAATTGCTTCTGGATTTCCATCATTATTGAACATTACTGCTTCTGGTAAGAACTCCGCCACTTCTTCTGCAACAAACCCTATCTCTCCTCGTTCCCAGTTGAGACGACGAGCGCAAGGAGAAGCCTCTGACCCACCACACGTATCATTGTGGCACCTGTGGATCCTGTACTTCGTCGTGTCCTTTTGCTCTTTTTCATCCGACGGCACTTCGGCCATGGCGTCTTCTTCTTTACGACGGAAGCTCACAGGGTGGAGGTCACGTAACCGCTTGGTTGGACGGTCAGGGTTGGCTCCAGCCCCGAGGTTCTTCGGATTTGGAGGCCAAGGCGATATGTCTTGTTTAGTGGCTCGAGCCGAAGACACGTCGAAAGCCGAAGCTGCTAATGGAACATATGAAATTCCACCAGCATCTCGGAAGTAGAAATAGTTACTACCACTAGCAATTCTAATCTGAGGTGCCGTACCGCCAGCATGAAAAGCAATGGCTGCACCACCTGTTCCTGGATTAGCAAGAAACGAAGCATTACCCCAACCAGCGTCCGCGATCTGATTTCGGTTTCCTTGACATTGAGAATTCACGATTAAGTTATCAGTGACATACCCTGATCCCGCAAGATGGAACCGATACCCACTGATAAGTGATCCACCGTTATTGATCGAAACGTAGCCACCACCAAAGACACCTTGATCTATGTACACACTCTTCCCAGAATGCGAGCGAATCCATGTCGTGTCTTGCATGAACCAACCGCCGACATAGGAGGGCCAATAAAGACTGTTACTACCAGTGATTGTGAACCCAGGAGCACTTGGAGCAGCATTGAACGATGACGCCCCAAGAAGCTGAAGCGTTCCAATTTCACTATGAAGAATCATGCCAGAAGAATGACCTTGTAAATATCCAGTTCTTGTTGCCCCACTAAACCAAGCAGCATAACCATTTATTGTTGAGAACTTAAGCGCTTCTCCACCAAAACTTAAAGTGTGACTAGCCGAACCCACATTCCCAGACATAACAATCGAAGTTCCGGTAAGCGGCCCCGTCATAGTATCTCCACCAACATTAACATACGCTGCGTTACCCTCTGTGGCGGTCAAATATACAGGATGTGGATCGGCAGCGGCGACATGTGCGGCTAATTCCGCTTCTAAAACATACCCAATATGTGGATCCGCAAGAGCAACATGACCGGCAATCGCAGCCGCATAAGCAGCTGTAAATGCAGGATCGGCCGCCAAGTTTGGCCGAGTAATTGGGGCAAGATCTCCACTAGCTCGAGTTAAAAGTTGACCATCCTCTGTCAAATATACAGACAAATCAGCGGGACCCATAGGGCCACGTGGACCTGGAGGCCCTGCGTTAACAATTCCAACCGAAGACCCTGGTGAATTAACAACTAGCCGTTGTGGAGTCGAAACAACTTCAACTGACGAATCGCCTCGATTGACGACAATTTGTTGAGTAGTTCCAACTCGATTTAACGTTTCCCCACCTCTATTAACAACAATTCGCTGTGTTCTAGAAACAGCTCGAATCGAAGATGGCGCTTGGTTTACATTTACAGTTTGATTTGTCGGAGTAACATCCATTCCACTCATGCGGTTACCGTTTCTATGAATGTCACCTCTAATGGACCATCAAATACCGCATACGGTTCTCCGCCCGAAACACGTTTAATGTCCATAATGCCCGTTGGATATTGAATATCTTCTGTTATTGCATCATCCAACTTTAGTACGATTTCGCCATCCGTTCCATCGCTGTCAAATAATACTGTCCAGGTTGCAATAAGCTCTCCTGATGGAGTTCGAATTTCGCTTGTGATCACATCGTCAGAAACATCAAAACCAATAGAAATAGGGAGGAGATTTGTCCTATTTTTGAAAACTTTAATTGCATCACTCATTTGATCCTCCGATCATAGAACCTTGATGATCTTTGTGAATGTAATGTACGGCGGCATGTTATTATGAGCCTCACCAGAACCAAGCGCCTCAGAAGGAAATGGTGCAATATCAACAGAAAGAGTCCCTGCCGGATGCTTATGATAAACCGCTGGTGCCCCAGTTGTTGGCGGGAGAGGATGCTGATGCAAATCAGATACAGTTGATCCACCAGTAGTAAGTTCTGTCGTGACGGTCGCACCGCCAGCAGGATCATGCAAAATATCGATAGAGTGAGGTCCCCCAGGGGTCATCATAATGAATCTAGAGTCCACTGTTGCACCAAGATTTGTGTGATTACCCATCCCACCAGGACTGGTTTGACCACCTAAAATATGAGTATGACCACCAAGATCATCTCCAGTGGAACCGCTAAGCCCAGTGGGAGGAGGATTAATCTGAATCGTTGCCAAAGGCAATTGAGGCCTAGTCAACGCAACAGTTTTCGCACCACCGGTCTTCCCAATAGCATCAAAATCCGAATCAGCACTGTCAAATCCAACCGAAATTCGATGTCTAGTGTCTGGCATTATAATATTTGCGCCAGATTTCATACTTGCTGGGATTTTACTCCAAAATTCAGGATATAACGTTTGGCCATTAACAACTGTTTGCCCAATCATCAAAAGCCATCTGACAGTTGGCGCTGTAGTCCCAATGTAATCAAAAGATATACCAATTGGGACGTGCTCGTTCAAACCCGCATCTAACGTTTCATTACTAATTCCTGGTGAGCCAATCGGGCCACGAACACTACCCGCATTAATAGTAGTGCCATCTTTGCGTGTTAGAATAAGGTTGTCTCCAACTACGTCACCGTCGACAACCGACGCGTTTTCGATCGCCAACATTCTTTCTTTTGTAAATCCATCAATCGAGGCCATGTGAGCTCCTTACGTTAGATGCGGGTCGAAGAACGATCAGACGGGATCGGGACGTCCCGGCGCAGTAATATCCGTTCGGCCGAATCCGAGATTGGCTTCCAGAGTTTCCAAACGACCCTCGAGAGTTTCAAGACGAGAATAAACCTCTGTTCGGATAGCGTCCTGTACCGCATCACTATTAAGCAATGCCGCAAGATTGTCGGCGGCATCAGCGAAACTGATTCCATCTCGAGCAGCAATCTTCTCGACAGCGGCATTCCACTGATCGATTTGACTTTGCGTGGACATGTGTGCTCCTTGTTTCAGTTGTTGTTCACGGGTTGACAATAAAGCTCAATACAAATACGGCTAGGCCTACAGCCACAGTGGCCGCAGCATATCGAGAGAAATTAGTGTGATTTGGATCATTAGAAGTCAGCCAAAGGATCGCGCCAAGAACAAATATAGCGATCGCTGCGATCTGAGTCCATTCGACACTGTTCAATGCAAACATGTTACCCCCTAATGGGACTTGTTGCTAACTCGGTATGTCACTTCGTCCAAATATACGGCATTTGCTTGAATAAGTTGCCAAGTAGTCGCATCCAACATAGTTAGAAGATCGTCTGGAGCTTCTATGGTAAATGTTCCGTCCTCATGATCCGTAACTCTAATAATAACCCATTCGCCAACAAAACTTGTCAATGTTGACAAAGCTGGAAGACGAGCGTCATTAAACTCGTCTCCATATAGAGTCTCTTCAATATCTTGAATAAGTTCAGTACTCATCTCTCTAGTGTCAAATATAACGTGCGCAGTTGGTCGAAAGTCATTAAGTTTACCTGGAATAGCCGTGACCGTCCATTCAAACTCCACGGCACTGCCCGTCGGAATAGTTTGAAAATTCTTTTGCGCTGGAACCGCCGTCAAATTATACAAAACATGGATTTTATACCCCGCCTCTTCATCCACATCATTACCGACCATTGTGCGATATGACATTCCGAATTGTGTCAGTTGTTGATTACCTACATAAAGTCCATTACCTGATCCAACTTCAAGAACGCCTTCGAATTGCAGGAATTCATCCGGATAAGTGTATGCTCTGACCGAAGCCGAGAACTCGCCAAGAGCCAAAACATTAGCAAACTTTACTCCATCAAAATAAACTGGAGCACCCTCGTTTCCAGACACTCTCTCGTTAACTGCAATGAGACCGTTCCATGGAACGCCTGGCGAATTCGGCGGATAGAGCACTCCTCGATCCACTCCAGCCTCGTAATAACGAGTTCCTAGCTCATCCCACAAAAGCGCAGTCATTACACCTCCAGTCTATCCAGTTGTTCCGAGCGCTGCTCTTCTTTGCGCATTGAGTTCTCGGTTTCTTGCCGCTAATTGACCTCTTGACATCTTCTTCTGTTTCGTACTCTTTACATTACAAATGCGAATCAAAGAGAAAAGTCGATTCAGGTGCCATGTTTCACATTCGAATGGGATGTTGTATGTGACCATCCAATAGTATACTAATTCCGAACTAATCGTTTCACTTCGCCCAGTAGCTTTGGGCATCATTCCAAAAGTGGTTGCTGATTGCTTTGACTCTATATAATCATTAACTCTTTCGATGTCGTCTGGACCAAACTTCGAAACGATGTCCAAAGGCACATTCGGAGTCACAATCATTGCCCTTATGTAATCAAGAACTTCTTCTGTTGTTTTGGTTCCTGGAGCAAGAAACGGTTTTTCGAATTTTGACTCCCATTTTGACACTGAGACCAAAGAATGCTCTAAGTCCAATTCAATGTAGTCGGAGTAGATGAACTTTCCCTCGACTTCATCATAGAACTCTTGTTTCGGAATAGTAATTCTGAGCATCCTTTGATCTCCTTGCCACCAACTGGATCACGGCGTATGATTAAAGAACCAGTCCTCATCGGCAACTGCCGGGAAGGTGTACCCTGAGTTCGGTCGAGCTGTGACAACCGTGTCTTGCGTGATGACGATTGGGCCGGCTGCAACCAAGACGTTATCGATGTAGTAACTAACGCCGGTAACGGCCGGAATCGTGAGGGTGTCTGTTGCATCAACATACGTCGGAGCCACCGGCATGACTTCAACTGTCGCACCAGCAGCGAACATTCCGAGAAGCTCTTGCGGAAGAGGAAGCCTTGGGCTGGTACCTACGGTGCCGTAAAGAACCTGGAGCAGAGCATCGAGATCGTCCGAATCCACATCAGTGGACACGATCGTGATCAAGGCACTCGGCTTGAGGTTAGGAACCGCCACTCCAGTTGTCGAGAACTCCCAACTGAAGGTGATTGCCTCCGGCGAATCATTGATCGTAGCGAAGGCCTTCTCAGACGGAGCTGCAATGGCATTGTAAACCAAATGCAACTTGTAACCATAGTCCGTAGATTCCTCGTCGTTACCAAGTCGGGTTCGATACGAAAGCCCGAACGTCTTGCGGGTCTGTTGTGCTACGAGGACTCCAGGAACAGGCTCTTCCGTTCCGTCGCATTGGGCGAATTCATTCGGGTAAGTGTAGGCCTCGATCGTTCCACCGAATTCCTCCACGGAGATCAGATTCAAATACTTGATGTTGTCGGCATACAACGCCGTAGCTTCCGCACCTGATGGCGACTCGGTAACGGTGGTCAAACCGTTCCAAGCAACGCCGAGATCGTAAACTCCAGCGGTTGGGATGTAAAGGACCCCGTGATCGACGCCAGTCTCGTAGAGACGCTCGCCGGATTGGTCCCAGACAAGTGCTGTCATGGTTTTCTCCTTAGAAGAAGAGGTTGAACACGTCGTGGTTGAGGTTATCGGCCGTATAGAAACGATCAAATATGCACATTGGAAGGTCGGCAATTTTATCTGGAAGATCGCTATCTGGATTAGCATCAATAACTATTATTTGATAGCGTTTACCATGATTATACGGCTTGTTCTCTGCAAACCGAGTAATCCGCAGATCTCTCTTATAAACAATACATGGATACACCATCTTAATGGATTCCGGTGGCTGAAAATATACATGATCCGAGCCAAGTAACTCTTTTAACAGAACTTGAAGGTCTGCACGTAGGCCCACAGTAAGCCTCCTTAAGGCGTTGAAACTAATACAGGACCGTTATAAACAGTTCCAAGGGCAAGGATAAGACGAGGTGGTCGAACCTCAACTGTCGTTACCTTCCAATTAACCCCCTCCCATCGAATATACTTAATGGCGAAGAAGTGTTTTGTGGCGTATTCATCAGCGATAATACTAATAGAATTACCCACAGAAATCTCATTATTCAAATGCTCATCAGGGGTCAACCTACGAGTGTTTCGAATAACTTCTCCATAATATTTCATTTCTGTGATCTGATCTACATGAACGCCAGATCCGGCAGGTGTTTCTACAGATTCACCGTATCCGACTACATCGTAGAACCTTGCCATGGAACCGGACCTTTCTCTGTATTAGGCAGCGGGACGAGTGAAGCTCCAGGAATCGTC